GACATGGGATTGGAATGCAGAGATTGCACAAAACTCTGCTAACATCGATTCTGCGTTTTCAACTACGGAGAATAGGTCAACAGGTATCCTTCGAAATTCAATCAACCGACAAAACACTTATGGTTTGATTTCTAAATTAAACGTTGATGTTAACGATAATTTGGAAGTGCAAGTTGGTCTTGATTGGAGAACTGCCGGAATAGAACATGCGCGTGAAGTACGTGATCTATTGGGTGGTGATTATTATGTAGACTATGCAGATGATTTTGTACCAGATGGTAAAGTTGTTAAGTTAGGTGATATAATTAATTATCATAACGAAACTACTGTTGATTGGTTAGGAACATTTGCACAAGGTAAATACACAACTGATAAATTTAACGTTTACGGTATGGGTGGTTTATCGACAATCAAGTACTCTTACTTAGACCATTTCGGTGGAGAGTGGGAGAGTGGCCTTGGATTAGGAGCACCTGTTTTCACGAAAAAAGACAAAGTAGAAGCTGACGCTATTACTACTTTTCAGTTGAAAGGTGGCGCAGTTTATAATTTGGATGATCGTATGTCAGCTTTTGTTAATGGTGGTTATGTTCAAAAACCGCCAATTCTTGACAATGTGATCTCTTATGATGGTACTGTAGCATCTGATCCAGACAATGAGAAGTTTCAAAGCTTCGAATTTGGTGGTAAGTATAATAGTGATAAGGTTGCTGTTAAACTAAGTCAGTATAATACGAAGTGGATTGATAGAAACATCACTAAGAATGTATCAACAGGTCAAGGTGATTCAGGTGATACAGATGTTATCTTTTTAAGAGGTGTTCAACAAAATCATTCAGGATGGGAAGTCGAAAGTAAGATTGCCGTTCATGAAATGGTTGATATTGATCTAGCTTTTAGTAAAGGTAAATGGGTATTTGATGGTGATGCAGAAGGTACATATCAAGAACAGGAGTTTAACGAGAATAATGAAGCTATTGGTGTAATGACTACTGAGTATGCTTATGGTCTTGATGGATTGATGGTTGGAGATATGCCACAAACAGCATACGTTGGAGGATTAACTCTTAAGCCGATTAAGGGATTATCACTTCAAGGATTGTACAGAATGTACGATGATAATTACGCAGATTGGTCACCCGATTCTCGTGAAATTATTAATGGTGAAGCGGATAGAGCTCAAGTTTGGAAAGCACCAGGGTATGGAAGAATGGATTTACACCTTTCTTACAATTTACCTGAGATTGCTGGTCTAGATATGACTGTACACGCTCATGTTTTTAATGCACTTGATGCAATTTATGTTCAAGATGCAACTGACAATAGTCAGTATAATGGGTTTGGTGATAAAATGCACAAAGCTCATAACGCAGAAGTATTTCTTGGAACTCCAAGATATGCTAATGTAGGAATTTCAGTTAATTTCTAGTTGAAATTAGGGGCTGTAGCTCAGTTGGGAGAGCGCCGCACTTGCACTGCGGAGGTCGCAGGTTCGATCCCTGTCAGCTCCACTTTTTTAAAAAAAGCATGTACTTGCATGCAGTTTTATTAGTAGATTCTAACATAAAATAAGGTTGTAATATGTACGAAACAAATTTAAACAAGACTTTCTTTTGGACTATGAAAGACGTTATGGACAAAGGTTCAACAGTTGAAGCTCGTGGAACAGAACAAAAAGAACTTACGTTTTATAAACGAATAATTGGAGATCCAACAGATTTACTAATTTCTTATCCAGATAGAAAGTTTAATAAACAATATGCTATTACAGAATGGCTTTGGTATTTGTCACAAAATAGATCGACACAAAACATTGGCAAAATGGCCAAAATTTGGGATATAATAAAAGACGATAATGGTGAATGCGAATCAAACTATGGTTCGTATATGTTTCCAATATGTTTGACATATCCTTCACAATGGGAATGGGTCGTAAATGAATTAAATAACGATACAGATTCAAGACGTGCAACTATTGCGATAAATCAGCCACATCATAAAAATTGGGATCAAAACCCAAAGGACATTCCATGCACACAATATATTCAATTTTTCATTAGGGATAACATATTAAATATGGGTGTGTATATGAGATCTAATGATGTGATATTTGGTTTCTGCAATGATGTTTTCACATTTGGTTTATTTCATCAGTTAATGTATAATGATTTAAAACAAACAATGCCAGATTTAGAATTAGGAGAATATCATCATAATGCTGGAAGTATGCACATATACGATAGACATTATAAAATGGTAAATAAGATAATAAAGAATCGTCCATCTGATTATTATAAGCAAGAACTTCCTAAAATTAAATTGCATTCTCATATCACAAGTTCGTATATATTAAAGAAGGAATTGTATCTTCCTTCTACCCCACTGTCGAAAGACGAAATAAAAGAACAAACAATAAAGTTATCAAAAATGTTATTAGAAGAGGTTTCAAATGGCTAAAAAACAATCAATATTGCAACAAGCAGATAGTATCATAAACGATAGGTCAGAAGAGAAAGAAAGAATGTATGGTCCTTTCTCTGAAGGTATGCGTCGTGCTGCTATGATAGCAACTGGTATGACTGGAAAAGAGTTTACTGGTTCCGACATATATGCTGCTATGGTTGCGTTAAAATTAAGTCGTCATTCATATTCATATAAACGTGATAATCTACTTGATGCGTGTGCGTATATTGGAGCATTAGATAATTATGTTGATGAATTTGGTTACAAAGATAATGAACAACAGGTCGAATTAGGAGAAAATTCAAATGAAGATAAGTAAAATTAGAGATGTAAAAACACCAATGCGTGCAAATGGTAATGATGCTGGTATAGATTTTTTTATACCAAATGATTGGAATGATGGCGAACCATTATGGTTGTCGCCAGGAAATCAAGCATTAATTCCATCTGGGATTAAAGTTAATGTACCTGCAAATCATGCATTAATGGCGTTTAATAAATCTGGAGTTGCAACAAAAAAACAATTAATAGCTGGAGCTGCAGTTGTAGATGAAGGTTATCAAGGAGAACTACATATACACATTATCAATGTAGGTGGTGCTGTACAGAGAATAATAGCTGGAGACAAAATTATGCAATTTATTCTTATTCCAATGTTTTATGATGCAGTTGAAGTTGTAGAAGAATCAGATCTATTTGTAGAAGAATCTACACGAGGATCTGGGGGTTTTGGATCAACAGGAAATTAATGATTAATATTTGGTGGAATAAATATTATGGTCATGATCCAAATCATCCAGATGAAGACAACTATAGAGCTATATCTGCTATAGCATTTGGAAGAGACTGTACACTTATATGTGTATGGAAGAGATTGAGCTTTTATTTAAGTGTATCTGAAAAATTATCAGAGCATGATGAATTTGAAAGACCATTAAAGAGAAAGTGGTACAAAATGGAATTAATTAAATAATGAAAATAAACATGTACTTTAACCGGTATTGTCGTTTAGATTCTAATATAACAAATAAGAGGTTACAATGTCAGATATGAAATTATCTAGAGTTTGTTCTAAGTTTGATAAAGGTAAATGGAGAATAAGCTTATTCGGTTATAGTGAAAACAATAAACCAGTCAAAAAGACTGTTATTATCGAAGATTATTTCTATTATTCTAAAGAACATATTAATGATGTTAATCAACGTGGCTTTCGTATAGAAGAAGGTAAAACACATCCAAGTTTATATGGCGAAGACGTAGTTAAGGTCTATTATCGTTCAATAAAGGCAAAGAATCAATTAGTACGTTCTAAACCTGAAAGAATATACGAAGCTGATATTTTACCTGAACAAAAGTATATTTTAGATAATAAGTTAGAATGGTCTGAGTATAGAAACGTAATGTATTTTGACATTGAAACATGGTATGATGAAGATAATCCAGATGGTAATATGCCAGATGCAGCTGCTCTTCCAATAACGGCTATTGTTGGTTATTCAACATTAGATAAACGTTATTTTGTGTTTTCATGGCAACCTGAAAAGACTAAGAATTACCAAGAACCAAAAATGGTAGACGCAGATAATGTAAGTTATAGTTTTTTCGCAAACGAAGAATCTATGTTAACTGCATTTATGGATTTTGTTAGATTATCACATGTCGATATTCTTACTGGTTGGTATTCTAGTCAATACGATTTACCATACATTATTAATCGTGCTAAAAATCTTGCATTAAATTATAAAGCTTTATCACCAATTAACGAATTAAAGATGTACAAAAAAGGTGATTATTGGAGAATATATTTACAAGGTCTAGATCATATTGATATGCAAGACGCATTACAAGATTTAGGTTATAATTTACCCAATTGGAAATTGGCAACAGCTGCACAAGAAATCTTAAACGATCCAGACGTAGAAAAACTTAAAGCCGCTACATGGCAAAATTGGTTAGATGACTATAAAGGTTTCTTAGAATATGCAGTACGAGATGTTGAAATACTTGTTGAGATAGAAAAGAAAGTTAGAATATTTGACCTATATAATTCTCTACAAGCAACAGCAGGATTGGTTACTATGAGTTTAGTTATGAGTAAGTCTGTAGTTGTGGATTCATACATAAAAACTGCATTTAATGGTAAAGTTGTTTTTCCAACTCGTGTTACACAACAAAAGCAAAAATATATGGGTGCTATAGTTCTAGATCCAAAAGAACCCGGTGTACATAAAGATATGTGCATTTTAGATTATACATCTCTATATCCAACTACTATTATGGCCTTTAATATATCGCCAGAAACGTTTATTGCGAGTGAAGATCAATGTAAAGCTGCCAATATGGACATCGAAGAAGTTATTACTACTCTAAAGCGTGATAAAATTCCATACATCGATACTGGTCATCACGAGGATTTGTTTGGTAAGCGTTATTTATTTTACGCACATGAATATAAGCTTGGCCTTATGCCGTTTTTACTCAAAAAACTATTTTTGCAACGTGTTGAAGCAAACGAAAAAATAAAAATGGATTCTACTCCAGAAGAAGAAAAGCTATCATTGAATGTAAAGCAAAAAGCTATTAAGCTTATTCTAAATTCAGCTTATGGTGCTATGGGTTTTAACTTCTTTAGGTTGTATAAACCAGAATGTGCAGATGCAATTACATTTTTTGCCAGAGAAGCATTAAAGTATGCAGTTGTAAAGTGGCATACTGATATGGATCATCCAATTGTTTATGGTGATACCGATTCTATTATGATAAAACAAAATGGTTATTCTGTAGATGAAATCAAAGGTAAGTTGAATAAGTTTACTGGTATGCTCAAAAATGATTTCTTTAGACAATATAGTGACAATGTAAATGATGAGTATTTCCTAATGGATCTTAAGTTTGAAATGGATCTAGAATATATGTATTTTGGAAATGTTAAGAAGCGATATTATGCAATTGAACGTGGATCTGGTAAAAGTTATATTAAAGGTTTAAATATTATTCGTAAAGATGCACCTAAGTTTGCAAAAAACGTCTTAGATAAACTTGCAGAAAAAGCAGTTCGAGAAGAATTAACATTCGAAGATTTAACTGATCTTAAGCAGAAACTGTATGAAGTATCATACGATCAAATTGGTATAACAAAATCATTTACTAAAAAATTCTTTGCATACACAAAGAATAAACCACAACATCTTACAGCGGCAATGTGGTCAAATGATATTATGAATGCAAATGTGGGTCATATGGATAAACCATTGTTATTCTATGTTGAATCCAAATGTCAAGATGATCTAAAACCTAGAGAACGTAATACTGCAATATGTCTAAATGAAGAACAACTTGATCTTATTGACAAACATACAGATAAGTTCACATTAGATTACGATATGTTCTTCAAAAAACAAATACTAGATCAAATTGAAGAATTCGCAGAGATTCCATCTGTTAAAGAAATAGTAGAAAGGTATAAAGCATTATAATGAAAACAGTATTAGCAATGCCAACTTATAGAAGTGTTTCAGCTGAATTAATGGCACAATTTATGCAAATGGCTGGATGGTGTGCACTTAATAAAGTTGAAGTTATTACTGTAGCAAATCGTACACATGCAGATGCACGCAATTGGTTGGTTACATGTGGAGGTGGGTTTGCAAAACCACGAACACTCATTGATTCTTGTTATCAAATAGTGTTTATAGATTCAGATCAAGTGTTTACTCTTACACAGTTAAAGGAATTAATTGAACATCCTGGAGATTTTGTTACTGGATGGTATCTAAAGGGTGAAACACCAATGGTTGCAAGATGGGATGAGGAAAAATTTATGAAGTCTGGGCACATGGACTTTTTATCTGTGAAGGAATTAGAAGAAGCAGAATATGGAATTAGTGTAGATTATTGTGGATTTGGATTTACAAAAATAAAAACTTCAGTTTTAGGGAAAATGAATTATCCATACTTTACACAAAAACAAGTTACAATTGGTGGTTTAAGCGAAAACGTATCAGAAGATGCTAGCTTTTGTTTAGATTGTCCAGTTAAACCATTAGTAGTTCCATCTTTACGAGTTGGACATTTAAAGGAGAGAGTTGTATGAAAACAATAAAGGAATCGAGTGGATCACAAATGAAACATCCTGTTGATATATTAGAAAGTGAATATCCACAAATGACAGACGAATTCAAACGTCTTCAAAGGATTCAATATGAAACATTTTGTAGAAAGCAATTAGATTATGGTCCTGGAAATATTGCAGTTGGTACAGAATTGAAAACCCCAGAAGATATAAAATTATCGATGACTGGCTTATGGTTTCGTATGAATGATAAAATTCAAAGAATGAAAAATTTATTAATGGGTAATAGAGACGCGTTTGTAAAGGATGAGCCAATAGAAGATGCGTGTATGGATGTGTCGAATTATGGTATAATGGCAACAATAGTAAAAAATCAGAAATGGGGTAAATAATGCCAAGAGGTAGAAAGAAAAAATATGTTCGTCCAAAAATAGAATGTAACTGTCAAGTATGTGATAAAGAATTAGAATATCCATATGTACATGTATCATTAGAGCCTACATATTTTATCAAAAAAGATAAGAATGATCCAAAAGTTTTACATAGAGATTTAGATGGTTCAGTGATTGGATATTTTTGTGATCAAAATTGTTATATGGAGACTTTGTAGTGGAACGTATTAGTTGGTCACAAGTTCAAATATACAATCAATGTCCGTATAGATGGAAGCTAAACTATATAGATAAGCAACGAAAGTTTACTGACTCTATTTACACCGTTTATGGTAAAGCATTACACGCGACAATGCAAACATATTTAGAAGAAATGTACGATCAAAGTATTCAACAAGCTAATAAAATGGATTTAGGAAATATGCTTGTGGATCGAGTTAGATTTTATTACGCAGAAGGTGTTAAGTCTGCACATGGGAAACACTTTTCTACTAAGCAAGAATTAACAGAATTTTGTATACAAGGAGCAAAAGCTTTAGAGTGGTTTAAGAAAAAACGAGCTGACTATTTTAGTAAACGAGATTGGGAATTGGTAGGAATAGAAGTCAAATTAGATACGAAATATAAAAGCGTTGGGGTTTTAGGTTATGTTGATGTATTAATGAGAAACAACAAGACTGGTAAAATGCGAGTAATTGACATAAAGACATCTACTAGGGGTTGGAAATACGAAAAGAAAGATCCGATGAAAAAAGGTCAATTATTGTTTTATAAGAAATTTATATCTGAAAAATATGATGTTCCTATTGAAGACATTGATGTGGAATTTTTAATTGTAAAACGTTTACTATGGGAGAAATCTGATTTTCCACAAAAATACATACAAAAATTTCAACCTCCATCTGCTAAGGTATCTATTAATAAGACATTTAAAATGGTAGACGTATTTATAG